CTCAAGGATCTATTGTTAAAAAGTGGGTTGAAGAAAGAGGTGGTGTCGGTGGTCTTCATCATTTTGCATACCAAGTTGATTCGGTTGAAAACAAAATGAATGAACTTATAGAATTAGGTTATGTTGAATTTACAACGGATAAACCATTAAAATGTCCAGGATTAGTGCAAATATTTACTAAACCATCTGAATTAACTGGAATAATATATGAGTTTATAACAAGAGAAAAAGAAGGATTTTGTAAAGAAAATGTAAAAGATTTAATGAATTCAACTAAAGATGTGAGTATACTCTCAAATTAATTATATTTATAATAAAAATGAAATTAATTAACTGGTTAGGTAACATAGTAAGAGACGAAAAAGGTAACCCATCATCTAAAAGAATTGTAGGTATTATGTGTGCTATTACCTTATGTGTAACAATGTATCACAATAGTTTTTCACCAACAGAAACTGCTCCTTCTACTGCCTTAGTAGACGCTGTAGCATTGTTAGCTTTTGGCTGTTTAGGACTATCTTCTGTAGATAAATTTACTAATAGAAAATCAAAAGACGAGAACGAAAACTAATATATGTTCGACATAATAAAATCACTAAATCCTAAACAACGCCTAGTTGCCTTTTTAGTAGCAGCTATATTAACATCATCAGTTGCTATAGCTACTTCTTATTTAAAGACTGATAATTGTCAAGCCATATCTGATCAATATAACATACTTGTTAAAAATCAAGCTGAATTAATGAGTATTAATAATGATCTTATAGAACAAAATAATAATAAGCAAAAAGACTTAATTAGTGTAGCCTCATTATTAGAAGAAATGACAAACGCTACAATGATGAGAACAGAGCAAGTAATAGTTAAACCAATGCCTGTAATTAGACCTTACATAGTAGATGATAGCATCAGAGTGAATGCAAGGGTAGCTTCAGTCTCTGTTACACAAGAAAAAACTAAAATTATCAAGGAAACATATTCACCTAAATATAAAAATACACTTGACAGTTGTACATCTATTGTAAAAAAATATAAATAATAAATTATGAACTTAGAAAAATTAAAAGGACACATTCCGGATAGTGTTATAGCTCAAATTCCAAGTATTGAAACCAAATTTGAAATTAATACCCCGTTACGTTTAGCTCACTTTTTAGCTCAATGTGGTCACGAATCAGGTGGATTTAAAGTGTTAAGAGAAAATTTAAACTATGGAGCAAAAGGATTAAGAAGTATTTTTGGTAAGTATTTCCCAACTGATGCTTTAGCTTTGGCTTATGAAAGAAAACCTGAAAAAATAGCTAATAAAGTCTATGCAAATAGAATGCTGAATGGTGATGAAACTTCAGGTGATGGTTATAAATTTTGTGGAAGAGGTTTCATTCAATTGACTGGAAAAGAAAACTATACCAATTTTGGAAAAGCTATTGGAGTGGATCTTACTGCAACTCCTGACTTGGTTGCTACTCAATACCCATTATTATCAGCAGCTTGGTTTTTCCATAAAAATGGTTTACATAAAATTGCTGATGGTGGCGCTACTGAGACTGTAGTAACTTCTGTAACCAAAAGAGTTAATGGTGGAGTAATTGGCTTACCAGATCGTATCAAACATTTTAATGAATATTATAGCTTACTTAAATAATGTTTAGTACTGAAAATGTATGGCTAACTACTTTTGCTGTAATGTTTGGCATTGCTTTTATAATGACTGGTGTATATTATGTAAATAAACTTTTTATAAACTCTACAAAGGATATTCTTGTTAGGTTTATATTATTAGTATTTGCAGCATTAGTTGGTGTATTTATAGTAGATAAAGTAATAGCATTTGGAATGCCATTGCTATCTGATCACCAGAACGACCAACTATTTGACTTAATTAAGACTTTGACTTTAATGATATTCTCTTATTATTTTGGAACACAAAAACAAGAAAAATTAGAAAAATAAATATTATTCTTAAATTAATATAAAAGACCCACAACATTTGTGGGTTCTTCTTTCTCACAATATTTATTAACATGGATGTAAATAAAATTTTTGACTTATTTGGTGACAAATATAATGAAGGCGATAAAAAGACCATAAACGACGTTTTAATCGACTTTACTCGGTTACCTGAATACAACGCCCGAATGTTTGTAAAATCGTTTTTAAACAGTGAGGTCTTAGAAAAAAAGATGAATAAACTTCTAAAAAACATTAACGTTGATGAATCAAATATCGCTGAAATAAGCAATCACTTAGTCTATAATACGGCATGGAAATATCTTTCAGAACTAGATTTAAATCAAGAATATGATATCCTGGTAATTAAAGATATAAAAGAAAAAGAATTTGATACTGGATTAAATAAATCAATGAAATACTTCGAAATGATGGAGGAATATGAGAAATGTGCTTTCATATGTAAAATAAAGAACTTTCGAGAAAATTAAAAAAAATTTGGAGACCCAAGAAATCTTCATTATCTTAGTAAAATTATAAACACTCAAACATATTAAATAATGAGAAACAGAAATACAGTTTTAAAAAAAGTAGAAAACATAGAAGGGAAATTGAAACAATTAAAGTTTTGTGTACAAAGAGGAGCGGAATTAAATGAATATCTAGATGCATTAGCATTGGCAGAGGAAGAACTATCAGAATTGAAAGCGTTTATCGAAAGAGAACCAATGTCAGCTGAAGAAATGAATCCATATCTTTAAAAAATAAAATAGTTATGAAATTAACAGCAGAAAAAATCCTAGAAAATAGGAACTGGATACTTGACTGTATTCAAGATTATATTACGTCACCACGTAAGGAAAAGGTATTAGAATTTTATCTTAAATATGATGAAAGATTAACAATGATGCCTGCAAGTCATAAAAAGGAATATCATAGTGCTTTTGAAGGTGGATATTATGATCACGTTAGAAGAGTTATTGAATGCGCTTTAGACTTACATAAACTTTGGGAAAAACATGGTGTAGATACTTCAACATATACCCTTGAAGAATTAACATTTTCAGCATTAAATCATGACTTAGGAAAGTTAGGTGATGAAGAAAATGAAGCATATATCCCACAGACTGATACATGGAGAAGAGATAAATTAGGTGAAGATTATACCTTTAATACTAAATTACCTTTTGCATCTGTTCCTGATAGAGGATTATATTTATTACAATCACATGGAATTCAATATTCATTTAATGAAATGATTACTATTCAGATACATGATGGTTTATATGATGAAGCTAATAAAAAATATCTAATGGCTTATACTCCTGAACAAAAACCAAGGACATCATTACCTTATATCGTTCATCAAGCCGATTTAATGGCCGCTAGGATAGAATTTGAAGTAGAGTACTTACCTAAGTTCAGAAATGATGCCCCTAAAAAAGATAATAATTTTGCTATAAAAAAGGAAAACGGTAATAAGAGTAAAGCATTAGGTTCTATAAAGAGCGAAGGTTTGAAAAACATGTTAAACAATATTTAATTATGATCTATTTCAGTATTTTATTATTACTAATTATAGGAGTCGGAGTCTTCATCATTTTTAATCTTTTAAAGAAACAAGAAAAGATGGAAGACATTATTATATCATATCAGGAATACATTACCAAATTTACAGACGCTGTTAATGAGTCAGATAAACTACTAAATAAGGTAGATGAAAAAGGAACATTTAAGAGTGATGATGAAGTTGGATTTTTCTTTACATTTATTAAAAAGATTCAATCTGAGTTGAATACATTTAAAATTGATCTATAACTATGATTGAGTTAAAAAGAAAGAAAAAAAGTAAAAATTACTTTACACAAGAGACAGAAGACTCAATTGTACTATATAATAATACTATAGATACAGATATTCGTAGTAAGATATATGAGAATAAAATCCATTATGCATTTTTTAAGTTAACTGAAAATATTATTCACACCTTTAAATTTTACTATACTGAAGTAGATAATATTGAGGATCTTCAACATGAAATTATAATTTTCCTATTATCCAAAATCCACCTTTTTGACCCATCTAGAGGAGCAAAAGCATACTCATATTTTGGAACTATTGTAAAACGATATTTAATTTTAAATAATAAGAAAAACTATAAAAAAAGAATTGAAGTAATTTCGATGAATGGTCATAGTGAAAAAGATAAGGAAAGACTTGAAGAAAATATTGCTATAAATTCTTTAAACTCAAATCTGATAGAAAATGAAACGGAAATAGATATTAATGATCCATTATATTCTGACTATACACCTGTAGATAAATTATCTAAATTTACTGATTTATGGGTAGATTATTGTTCCGATAATTTATTTACTTTATTTTCTAAACCCCAAGATGCTTGTGTAGCAGATGCTATTTTAGAATTATTTCGTAATAGAGAAACTATAGATATTTTTAATAAAAAAGCATTATACATTTATATAAGAGAAATAATAGATGTTAAAGCTCCAAAAATAACTAAAATATCAAATATACTACGTGATAATTTTAAGAAAAAATATACGTTCTATTTAGAATATGGTTATTTTAAGTTTTAAATTGTGTAATATTTATTATAAATGAAACCTAAAAGCTTAGACGCAACAATATTTGGGAAGAAGAAATTCGGAGATATTTTGGAAGAGATTTACACTAACCAAAAAAAGAAAGAAAATCAAATCTCAAATTTAATAAATGAATTGAAACCACTAATCTCAGAAATAGGGGACGCTACTTTAGTGGTTCCATTAATTAGAGATTATTTAGAAATGGGTATTAAAAATGATGAGCAGCTTATAAAGATGGCTACTATCATTCAAAGATCTTTACAATCCTCAGGAACATCATCTGATGAATCATATGGAATTTCAGAAGAAGAAAAACAACAACTTCTATCTGACATAAGTAAACTTCACGATAAAAATAAGGAAGATGGCGAAAAGTAGGTATGGATTTAGTGCTCTAAATAATAATTTAAATTCATCTACTTCTAATTTAGGAAATAATTTATCTAATGTTAGTGCTAATAATACTGCTGTAAGAGTAATAAGTATAGTTCTAGATGATAAACACCCAAGATTTAATGAGTTAGGAGGGTGGAACGGTTTAGGAACCATAGAATTTCAAAGTGTTGAAAATCCTCAGGAATTAGTTATATATCCTACTGCTCGACCCATTTACCCTAACGTAAAAAATTATCCATTAAAAAATGAGATAGTATTCTTAATGTCAATGCCTAATACTGGAATAGGTTCATCAACTACAAGTACTCAAAATTATTATATAAGTGTAATATCTCTTTGGAATCATCCTCATCATAATGGATATCCTTTAAATTCAAACTCCCCTCCACCTTCCCAACAAAAAGATTATCAACAAACAGGAGATGGAAGTGTTAGAAGAGTAACAGATCAATCAACAGAAATAAATTTAGGAAAAACATTTAAAGAAAGATCAAATATTCATCCTATATTACCATTTGAAGGAGATGTAATTCATGAAGGAAGATGGGGTAATAGTATTAGAATAGGTTCAACCGTTAAAAATACTCCTAACACTTGGTCAAGTAATGGTACTGATGGTGACCCAATATTAATCATTAGAAATGGACAATTAGTAAATGCTAGTCCTGAAGGGTGGATTCCTATTACTGAAGATATTAATAAGGATATATCATCATTATACATTACCAGCACTCAAAAATTACCTATAATATCATCATCTCCTACAGATTATTTTAGTTATAAAACCAATAAACCAGATTCACCTAATCAATATAGTGGTCCTCAAATAGCACTAAATTCAGGT